CACGCTGGTAATCGGCCTCAGCGAAAGTTCCAAATTCGCTGGAAATGACCGTCTTATCATTGACGGTCAAGCCCGTATGTTCACGGGCGATACGGATAAACTTCCGTATCATGGCATCACTCCATAGGGCAATGATGTCATCTCCTTTAATATAAAAGGAGTAGGTAGAATCAACTTCCACCGCACAGATAAACACTGTGAGATCTAGGATAGACCAGGATCCAGGGAGCCCCATAAAGGCCCCCACAACGGTACGAATACCGTTGACGTACATATCCTTATGTACGAGCCTCGGATCAATTCCGAGGTTGGCACAAACTGCATCCAGGAAAGGATGCAGCAATGTGTCAGTGGCTTTCGAAAAGTCACCAGAGAAGATCTTCATATGACTTCCCTTACGTCTGAAAGTTAATTCAGACAGATCAGGGTCTGAAAAGACCCGTGACAAACATTGGTGTTTGTCCTTCAAAATATACTTTTTGAAGATGGCTCTGCGAATCCTTTGAGCAGATGCCGTAAACAGGAAATCCTGTTTTGTAACGAGCCTGGTCTTTAAGCCTAGCTCGTAAACTACAGACACAGAGCTGTAGTTGCCCTCTCGCTTCTTATAGAGAGGGTGCATGGTCGACGGATTGTCGACTTCCATGGTGGACTCGAATATACCAGAAGAGTCCATTAGAGAGAGGTCTCTTAACATGCCTCCCTCGCGGCGAGTAGAAGTACTCGTCGCTGATGATGTTATCCAATCGGACATAAGACCATCATCCAGCTCGGTCCGACCGAGCCACCTCCCAACGTTTAACATGCTGGAAGGATTGTACTCTACAGGAGTACAAAGCCTTTTGACTAAATCGTCAATAAGGGGTTGATCATCTTTGATCAACCGAGGGAGCGAACGACGAAGTTTGCACCACTGGACAACCCTAGTAAAGCGGGTTATCCAAGGAGGACTGATCTCATTCCTCTTTTGGGCCGGCCAATGTTGCCGACTCATAGTATCCCTAAGGAGATACTGAATCTGGTTCTTAAACCAGATAAGGTAGGCCTGTCCATTACGGACATAGGCCTGCTTGCGGTTGCGAATCCAAGCAACCGAGCGCTTGTCATTTGGGTTAACCCGACAAGCGGACGAAGCGATCGATAGTGATCGCTCGAAAGAAGCTAATTGCTTCTTACTCGCCTTGGAAAGGCGAGACTCACCCCTCAAGGGGTGGGTAGCCGAGGCTACAACCTGACTGTTGCCAGCGGCCAGGGGGTCTACCCCCCGGTCGTGTCCCGCAACGGTTTGAACAGAGCTATTTAGCTTGCCTA